GGGATGCCGTAGGTGCGCATGTCCCGCGCCATAATGGGGACCGCAACGGCGAACATGGCCGTGCCGAACGCGTCAAGCCACTGGCCGGCTGACTGGCTAGCAAACCCCGCTAGCTCCCAATTGATGCCAAGCTGGTTGCCGATGTTGCCCACAGTCCACGCCGTGTCCCGCAAGAGGACACATTGGACAACGGAATCGTTGTCAGCGCAGTAATGCGACGAGACGGACCGCCCGTCAGACGGGTTGGCGAAGTAAGCCGCAGTCGTCTCTGCACGGTTGGGAAGCTCCGATGCTTCCATATCGTGAATGACTACCCAGATGGGTTGGCCAAGCGAGCGGCCACGGGTGTAGCCGCGCGCCTGGACGAACGGAACGCCTTCGTGGTCACCCGCCACGGCTAAATGCCGAGGTTCGGGTAGGTCTTCCGACCCGGTGTGCCCCGGCCACCCTTGGTCATAGCAATGTCGATCGGATTCGACGCCGGATTGACGCCAGTCGGGCCAGCGGAGTTGCTGCGGTCGGGCTGACGCTCGGTCGACTTGGCCGCCCGGCCGCGCAGGCGACCGTTCGAGATCGGCGGATCAGTGAGAGGGGAATTCAAAGTGGTACTCCTAGCTAGATTCGACGACGACGCGACGTAAACGCGCTCATCTGGGGTTGTCCGTTGCCGGTCAACCCGGCCAACATCACACTCAGGTCAGGTCGACCACCCGGCGCCTGCCCAGCTTGGCCGGGCGGAACTCCGGTCATGCGACCGCTGGGCGTAAGACCCCCACCGGCACCGGCTCCCATAGAGCCGCCAGCCATGTCCTCACCCGGGGGTGCAACAGCATCAGGGGTCTGCGGGGATTCGGGCGGGGCGAAAACTGCCATGACGACGTTTTCAATTGGTTCCCCCTTTTGAAGGCCCTTCACCATCCGCGCCGCCTTGATGACAGGGTCGGACGGATCCATTCCCTGTTGCGCTAACGCCGGGATAGACTGGACATAGCCATAAATACCCTGTTTGATCGACTCTCGAATTTCCTCGACGTCCACTTTGCTCTGTTCCTCGGCAACATTGATACCGAACGGGAGCTGGCGGACTAGGTAATCGCGCGAGAAAGCTTTCTCGGCGCGGAGTTGGAGGAGCAATACTACCGCCCGGTTTGGATCCATGCCGGCTGCGAATCCATACTCAACGTCGCAAGTGTGGTCGCCCTTGATATCGCGGCTAGGGCGGTAGGTAATTTCATAGGGGGTTCCGTTGGCCTGCCCGCGAACGGATTTGTTCACGTTTGGCCAATACATTTCGTCCATTTTAAAACACATGCGGACGACATCAGTGAGGGCGTCCCGGAAAGACATTTGTGCTGCCTTGATTTGGGAATCGAATCCCCCAAGCAACGCCTGCACACCCCGCCCCGTAATGATGCTCGCGTCAATGCCGCCCGTGCGGGCAGCCGGGTACCTGGTGGCGGTTCGCATTTCCTCCATCAAGAGCTGACTCTCGGCGAAGGCTCCCTGGGGCAATTCGAGCGCCACACGGCGCACCTTTTCCGGGGTTGCGGTCCTGACAACTGCGTCGGGGCCGAACGCGAATTCCTGCGTGTCATTCGGGACAGCCAATGGGGCCTGTACCGACTTTTCCACAGCCTCAAGGTTCAACCTGGCGAGGCAGTCACGTGCAACCTGAATCCACACCGCATCGTCAAACTGGCCCTTGTAGGCGTCGCCGTGAAGCCACGGACGGCGGGCCACGACAACCGGAGTTTCACCGAGTGGGTTGCTGGTGGAAAGCAACAGGCGAGGTTCCCGTGACAGTAGGACCAGAGCGATCTGGTCCTTGTCGCAGTATCGGATGACCTCGACCATTGACCCGCCGGCGTGGGTCAGCGACTTCTTCGAATCCTCGATATCGTCGATGAACTCCGGAAACATTTGCCCAATGACGTGGGCGTCGAGATACCAACGCTTGCAGTATGAGCGGACCCTACCCCAACGGTCCCAGTCGGCGTAGCCGCC